AGACCTACTTCGGGTGACCGACTACCACTACGACGCAGCGGCCGCAGACCGTGCGGTGAACTTCATCGAGCGCTTCTGCACACACGTCAAAGGCGAGCTGGGCGGCAAGCCGTTTCTGCTCGAGCCCTGGCAGAAGGACGACATCATCCGCCCGCTCTTTGGGTGGAAGCGGCCCGACGGCCGCCGCAAGTACCGCACCTGCTACGTCGAGATACCGCGGAAGAACGGCAAATCGAACCTCTCGGCAGCCATCGCACTGTACATGCTGTTCAGCGACGGCGAGCCAGGTGCCGAGGTTATCTCGGCTGCTGGGGACAGGCAGCAGGCCAACATCGTCTTCAGTGTGGCGCAGGAGATGATCCACAACAACCCCGAGCTGCGCAAGCGGTGCAAGGTGCTGCGCAACTCAGTCGAGTACAAGTCGAGCTTCTACAAGTCCATCAGCGCAGAAGCCTCCACCAAGCACGGCTTCAACTGTCACGCCGTAATCTTCGACGAACTCCACACGCAGCCCAACCGCGACCTGTGGGATGTCCTGGTCACGTCGACCGGAGCCCGCACCCAGCCGCTCATCATCGCCCTGACCACAGCGGGCCACGACCGGAACTCCATCTGCTGGGAGGTGCACGAGTACGCCCGCCAAGTGAAAGCCGGGACGCTTGTGGACGAGACGTTCCTGCCGGTGCTGTACGGTGCCGAGCCCGACGACGACTGGACACAGGAGGAGACCTGGCAGAAGGCGAACCCGGGCTACGGCAGCATCTGCCGCAAGGAGTACTTCGAGCAGGAGGTGCAGAAAGCCAAGAACGTACCCAGCTACCTCAACACGTTCCTGCGGCTGAACCTGAACGTGTGGACGACGGCCGAGACGGCGTGGATCCCCGACGACATCTTCATGCGCGGTGCCGACCCGCTGCCGCCCGACGAGGTGCTGCGCGGGCTTCCCTGCTGGGGTGGCCTCGACCTGGCCTCCACCACCGACCTCACCGCGTTCGCGCTCTTGTTCCGCGACGACGAGGCGGACTGCTTCTACCTGAAGGTCCATCAATTCGTCAACCAGGACAAAGCCGAAAGCAAGAAGCTGAGCGCAGGCATCGACTACATGCGCTACGCCAAGGAGGGCCACATCACCGTGACACCCGGCAACGTCACCGACTTCCGTATCGTGAAGGAGCACATCCTCGAGGCGGCCGGCAAGTACGACCTGCGCTCCATCGGCTACGACCCACGATTCAGCACCTACATCGTGAGCGAGCTAATCAGCGAGGATGTTGACATGCGGCCGATGGCGCAGAACATCACCACCATGAACGGCCCCACCAAGGAGTTTGAGATGCAGGTGATGCAGGGCAACATCGTGCACGGCGGCAACGAGGTGCTGCGGTGGCAGATGGGATGCGCGGTGGTGTACACCGACGTGAACGAGAACAAGCGCGTGACCAAGGAGCGCAGCGAGACCAAGAAGGTAGACGGCATCATCGCCTCCATCATCGCCATGAACGAGTACAGCCACTTCCGCACCAGCGGCAGCGGCGAGGAGTTCTGGGGCGTTATTTCGCTTTGAGTACTTTTGACGCACATGGCTACTATCCTCGAGCGCCTCGGCATCCAAAAGCGGGCCCGTGTGGGCAAGTTCGACAGCGCCACCATAGCGCGTGAGCTGGGCGTGTTCATGAACACCGGCTCGGGTGTCACCGTCACCGAGCAGGGCGCCCTTGCGCTCTCGACCGTCTACGCGTGCATCTACCGGATTTCGTCCACCTGTGCGTCACTCGCCCTCAACATCTACCAACGCAGCGGGCGCGAGGTGACCTTGGCGGAGAGTCATCCGGCATTTGACCTGTGCCGGTACGAGCCGAACGGCTACCAGACGGCTTACGAGTTCTGGGAGGCGCTCTACACGCAGGCGCTCATGTACGGCGTGGGCTACGCCATGATCACTCGCGACAACCGCGGCGACGCCACCCAGCTCGACATCCTGCACTACTACGACGTCGAGCCTAAGATTATCGCAGGCGAGAAGGTGTACGTCGTGAAAGACCTCGGCATCGTGCGCCCGGAGAACATGTTGGAGCTGGCCAACCACGGCCGCATGAGCCCGCTGCGCATGCACCGGGAGAACCTCGGCTTGGCGAAGGCGGTGCAGGACTACGGCGCCGAGTACTTCGGCAACGGTGCACGGCCTACCGGCATCCTCGCCCCCGAGCAGCCGATGAAGGCGGAGCAGCTGGCGCAGCTTGCGAAGTCGTGGAAAGAAAGCAGCGACGCAGGCGTGAAGCTGCTGAGCTACGGCATGAAGTACCAGGCGCTGACCATCCCGCCCGACGAGGCGCAGTTCATCGAGACGCGCAAGTTCCAAGCGGAGGAAATCTGCCGCATCTTCAGTGTGCCGCCCGACCTGGTTCAGGTGCCTGGGCAATCGACCTTCAACAACGTCGAGCAGCAGTCCATCCAATTCGCTCGCCACACCATCACGCCCTGGGCGGTGCGGCTGCAGCAGGAGGTAGACCGCAAGCTCATCCAAAGCTTCCAACGCCCGCAGATCTACAGCCGCCACGACATGACCGACCTGTACCGCGGCGACATGGCGGCCCGCGCGAATTTCTACACCCAGATGCTGCAGGCCGGCGTGGTCTCCATCAACGAGGTGCGGATGAAGGAGGACATGAACCCGGTGACCGGCGGCGACGTGCACACGGTGCAAGTCAACCAGATTGCGCTCGAGTACTTCGGCCAGTACAGCGAAAAGCTCGCCCACGAAAGCGCCGAATCGAGCGGCATGGAAACGCAAGAACACAACGGAAACAATGACACAGACAACGACAACGCCTGAGGCGCCCGAGCAGGTGCGCTCGCAGTACGGCGAGGCGGTGGAGCTGCGCGTGAGCGAGGTGCGTGCCGCCTCCGACGACACCCTCACCGTCAGCGGCTACGCGGCGGTATTTGACGACATCACCGACATCGGCTACTTCAAGGAGCGCATCGCCCGCGGAGCATTCGAGGGCGTGATGCAGGACGACGTGCGGCTGCTCATCAACCACACCGGCGTGCCGCTGGCGCGGACCACGAACGGCACCCTCGACCTTGAGGTGGACGACACCGGCCTGCGCTACACCGCGCGGCTGGCTGACACCACCGAGGGCCGCGACCTGTACAAGCTCATCAAGCGCGGCGACATCTCGCAGAGCTCGTTTGCATTCACGATTGCTGACGAGGACTGGGACCGCAAGGCCAACCTGCGGACCATCACCCGCATGGGCGCCCTGCTCGACGTGAGCCCGGTGACCTACCCTGCCTACCCGACCACGACGGTGGCGGCCCGCGCTAAGGCGGCCGGCCCGGAGGACGAGGTGGTCGAAGAAATCCTCGAAGCCATCGACGCACCTGTAGAGGCTGCGCAGGCCGAGCCAGAAGTACGCCAAACCCCTATCTCACCAGTGCATAAATTAGCACCCAATAAACCCACCCACACCATGAACTTGAACGAGTTGAAGGCGCTCCGCGCCAAGAACTACGAGGAGCACGTCGCCCTCGTTGAAGGTAGCGATCGTGACGGTCGTTTGATGACTGAAGCTGAAGAGCAGCGCGCCGCGTGGCTTGTCGCTGAAGTCGAGGCTTTGGACAAGAAAATTAAGCACCGCGCAGATCACGAGGCGATGGTTGCACGGATGGTCGGCGGCGAGGCTGTGAGCCGCGGCGAGCAGCGCGAAGTCGAGCGCGTGAACGGTCACTTCAGCTTGAGCCGTGCCGTAATGCAGGCAGCCAACGGCCGCGCTTTGGAGGGCGCCGAGGCAGAGTGGGCACAGGAGGCACAGCGCGAGATGCGGGCTCAAGGCTTGCAGGTCCTCGGCCAAGTGGCTATCCCCACGAAAGCCCTCTACCGCGCATCTGCTGACAACTTCACGGCTGGCGCATACGGCGCTACGACCGACGGAGCTGCATTCGTTCCTGTGAACGTAGGCGGCGCCATCGAAGCACTGCGCGCTCCTTCTGTCATCGAGCTGTTGGGCACGACGACGCTGCAGGGCATGACGGGCAACCTGAAGTTCCCGCGGGTTTCTGTGAAGGCGACCGGCACGGCTGAGGGCGAAGTCGACGCTAACGCAGCAGCAGGCCTCGAGATGGACGAGCTCACGCTCTCTCCGCAGCGCGTATCTGCAAAGACGACCTACTCGAAGCAGCTCCTCCTCCAAGGCGGCGCAGCAGTTGACCTGGTGATTGCGCAGGAGTTGCAGAACGCCATGAACGCTTTCATCGACACCAAGGCGTTCGACACGCTCGACGGTGCTACCATCGACAACCAGTCGACGGACGGATCTACGACCCTCACCGCTGCCATCGCAGTGGCTATGGAATCGGCTGTGCTCGCCGCTGGCGGCAACCTCGCAGCAGCCCGCTACGTCATGAGCCCGACCGCGTACAAGTTTGCTAAGAACTTGGCACAGGTATCCTCTGTCTCTGCCTTGTTTGACCTCGGCACAAACACGTTCAACGGCTACCCGGCTATTGCAACTCCGTACCTCACGGACGCATCTTCGGGAGTTGGTCAGATGCTGTTTGGAAACTTCGCCCAGGGCTGCATCCTCGCCTACTTCGGCGGTATCGACCTGCTCGTCGACCCGTACAGCGCAGCAGGCAACGCGCAGATTGTTCTGCACGTGAACCGCTTCTTCGACTTCGATGTGCGCCAAGCTGGTGCCCTCTCTAAGATCGTCGACATCAACGCAGCGTAACTGCAGAGCTGAGCACATAGCAAAGGCCCGGGGCACTCCCCCGGGCTTTTGTATTTTCGGCCCATGATGACAGTGACCATCACCAGCGCGCCAGTGCTCAACGACATCGTGACGGTGGCGGCGCTCAAGGAGTTCCTCCGCGTGGACCACGCCGACGAGGACACGTACATCACCGCCCTGCGGCAGGTGGCTATCACCTACGTCGAGGCCATGACGGACACGCGCCTGGGCGACGTGACGGCGGTGGGCTACATGGACAGCTTCTACCCGACCCGCATCCCCATCGGGCCGGTAGCCTCCATCAGCAGCGTGACCTACCTGTCGACGGCCAACACGCTCCTGACCTTGGATGCCTCGAAATACTACTACGATCTCCAAACGAAACCCGCCAGGCTGCAGTGGGTGAGCCCGCCCGACCTGTACACCGACGCGCTCAACAGGGTACGCGTGAACATGACGGTGGGCTACGCAGAGGCTGACATCCCGACGCCGCTGCTGCAAGCTGTGCGCCTCATCGTGGGGCACCTGTACGAGAACCGGGTGGAGGAAGTGACGGGCACTATAACCACGCGGCTGAAGTTGGGCATCGACGCCCTCGTCAGCCCCTACCGGGTGCTGCAATGAAGTTCGGCCGGATGGACTCCCGCATCCTCATCGAGCGGGCGACCTTGACGACGAACGCGTACGGCGAGCGGGCGCAGGCGTGGACGACGCTGGCCACCGTCTGGGCCGACGTCATCTTCCGCGAGGGTTCCGGCAACGAGGCCATACAAAGCTTGCAGCTCATGAGCAAGCAGCCGGTGCACTTCATCATCCGCTACTCGACGACGGTGGCGGCGGTGACTCCGAAGGACCGGGTGACCTACAACAGCAAGGCCTACAACATCGAGGCCATCCAAGAGATAGGGAGGAACGAGGGCCTGCGCCTCACTTGCACCATACGGGAATGATCTATTGGCAGCTCGAGCAAAACGTTTTTAAGAAGTTGGAGCGCGCGGCACAGTTCGGCGCTATCAACGAAAAAGACGTGCGCCGACGGTACCGCAAGGTGGCGCAGATATTCGTGCGCAAGGCCAAGGGCATGATAAAGCCGTACAAGCGCGACATCGTGGTGCGGCCGAACAAAGACGCCCTGCTCGTCTACCGCGGCCAGCTGCGCGACTCGATGGGTACATGGTCACCCGACAACAAGTTCCCGACGGTACTGGCAGGCCCGCGCGCCAACCACCCGATGAAGCGCAAGGTGCCAGCTACCTCCGACGGCTGGTTCGCCCACATCGTGGAGGAGGGAGATTTCCCGGAGGAGTTCGGCGGCAAGTCGGCAAGCCACCCTAACTACAAAATAATCCGTCGTGCGATGGAAGCGACGCAGGCGCAGATGCGCGTGAAGCTGCAGCAGGAGCTAAAACAGGAGTTCGAAAAATACATGCGATGATTGCCGGCAAAGCCATCTACTACCTGCTCACCAACGACGGCCCCATCAGCGCCATCGTGGGCACGCGCGTCTTCCCGGAAATTGCAGACCAGGAGCAAACGAAACCCTACGTCGTCTACAGCATCCGCAGCAACGACCCGAGCGACGTGCAGGCGGCACCGTCTGCGCTCGACACAGCGAGCGTGGAGGTGAACTGCTACGCCCTGAGCTACACCGCAGCCATCGACCTGTCGGATGCGGTGCGCACCTGCCTCGACCGGCGGAGCGGCACCTACTCGGGCGTCAACGTGCAGTCGATTCAGTACATCACCGAGGTGATGGACTTCGAGGAACCGCAGCGCCTCTACCGGGTGATGAGCGACTACGAGGTGCGCATCGACAGGAGCAACTACACCCTGCCTACCACCTCTGCCATTCGGCCCGACCTGTACATCCGCGGTGCGGTGTACGACGAGCCGCGCATCCTGGCACTGACCGACGGCGCGGCGTTCACCGTGAACTCGGACGATCACCTGCTGTTCGCCAACTACGCCAGCGCCAGCGGCACAGCAGGAGCGAGCCTGCGTCTCCCGGCCGTAAGCGGCAACGAGGGCCGCGAGATTCGCGTGAAGACCGGCAGCAACCTCTCTAACCAGCGGGTGCTCAACATCCGGCCAGCAGCCAGCGATGTCGGCGTCACCATCGACGGCTCGAGCGGTGCGGACATGGACCGCGACTACGACGGCATAACGGTGCACTGCATCGGCGGACAGTGGTACATCACGCAGCGGAAATCCAAGTAACCCAAACCCCGTACATTCGGGCCATGATTGTGACTCTCAAGAAGCCCCTGAAGCTCTACGGCTACGAGTGGGAAACCGGCAAGACCGTAGAGGTCTCCATGAAGTTCTACCGCATCCTCGTCGCTGGCGAGTACTGCGACGCCCACCCGGACGACGAGTTCTACAAGAAAGCAGCCAAGGCGAAGAAAGCACCCGCGCCGCAGCCCGAGTTGACCAATCAACCCGCACCCGAACCACAACCCGAAAACACTCTGTAATTATGGCACAGACAACTGGCGTCATTAACGCCTCGAACATCCGATTTTTCACAGGCACTACCGACGGCACGCACACCGTGGTCGGCCAGGTGACCGAGTGCAGCATTTCTATGAGCACCGACGTGCGCGACATCACCACCAAGACCTCCGCAGGCTGGCGCGAAATCCTCCCGGCGCTGAAGTCGGCGAGCATCAACGTCAGCGGCATCTTCGCTGAGGAAGCTGCCAACAGCTTCAACGCTTTGGTCGCCTACCAAATCGCAGGGACCAAGGTCTTCGCGGTATTCACAAACGTTGGCGCAACGGCACTCCCGAACGCAGGCGACCAAGAGTTCGACGTGGCTGGCTACATCACGAGCATCGAGCAGACGGCTGGCTTCGAGGACAACGTCACCTGGTCGTTGACCATGGACCTCACCGGCGCTGTCGTACGTGAAGTCATCGTCTGATGCTGGTTGAATTAAGCGGCCGCACCTTCACCCTGCGCGCATCCCTCGGGGCGTGGCGCAAGTTCGAGCAGAACACCGGCGTGAAGGTGGCTAACATCGACCAGACAGACGTCACGCGTATCCCGGAGTTGGCCTACTACTTCGCCGAGGCAGGAGCCAAAGCGAACGGCCACACCTGGGACCTGACTGCGGACGACTTCCTCGAGCTCTGCACCATCGCCGACCTTGAGACCCTCACGCAGGCCGTCGCCGCCTTGCTCGGAGGCGACCAAAAAAAAAGCGCGGCAAAGGCAAAGCCCTAAACTGGGACGAACTTGAAGCGACGGGGTTGGGCCAGCTGGGCCTGACCCCGTCTGTGCTTTACAGCCTCACCTTTGCGGAGTTCAACAACGCGGTGACCGGCTTTTTTGAGCTCGAGAAAGAGCGCGACCAGCGCGAGTGGGAGCGCACCCGGTGGCTGGCCTGCCTGCTGCTGAACCCACACACCAAGAAACGCCTTAAGCCCGAGGACATCGCCGAGTTCCCCTGGGAGGCAAAGCGGAAACCCGCTGCGGATGGCTTGGCTATCTTGCGGCAAATAGCAAAGAGCAGTAATGGCTAAACTCGGCGACCTCATAGTCCGCGTAGGTGCGGATACCCGCGAGTTCAACAAGGAGCTCGGCAAGATTCAGCGGCAGATCCGGCAGACGTCGGACAACATCATGGACATGGGCAAATCCATGACCATGGGCGTGACGCTGCCTATCGTGGGCCTCGGCGCTGCGGCCGTGAAGGCGGCCGCCGACCTCGAGACCATGGAGACGCAGTTCATCTCGCTGACCGGCGGAGCTGAGCAAGCGGGCGCCATGGTGGACCAGCTCAACCAGTTCGCTGCGGCCACACCGTTCCAAATCGAGGAGATTGCAGGAGCCGCCCGCCAGCTCTTGGCGGCTGGCACCGACATCAGCCAGGTGAACGAGCAGCTGGGATTCCTCGGCGACATCGCAGCCACATCGGGCGAGAGCATCGAGGACATTACGGCCATCTTCGCCAAGGTCCAAGCCAAGGGCAAGGTTGAGCTTGAGAACCTGAACCAGCTCGCCGAGCGCGGCATTCCAATCTTCACAGCGCTGAGCGAGGCCACTGGCCTGCCTGCCTCATCATTGGGCGCAGGCGCTGTTAGCGTCGAGCAATTCAACGAGGTGCTGCGCGGATTCGCGGAAGAGGGCGGCTTTGCCTACCAAGCCATGGAGCGGCTTAGCCAGACGGCCGCGGGCAAGTTCAGTACCGCGCTCGACAACCTGAAGCAGGCCGGCGCCAGCATCGGCGAGCTCCTGCTGCCTATGGTTACCAAGGCCATCGACAAGGTGACCGAGATGGCGGCCTCGTTCCAACAGCTT